GCTTTAGCTATTCCTTATACATATTTTATGTATGATAGTAATGAACCGTCATATATTAATACAGAAGGTAATGTAGTATATAGCTTTAATAAACCTACATGGGCTGCTCGATTCTTTGAAACACTTGACCGTGCATTTAATCCATATAATACTAATACTAATGAAGCTATGCAGCAACTACTTGAACAATTCAAAGAATATGCGAAAGATAGTAGTCTTGGTTTTAGTAATTACTTATGGACTAATGGCGAGATTGTAGGTTTCTTTAAAGTTGCTCGTGGTCAAAAGACTGTTGAATCTCTTAGTATTGAAGATTTGAATATGACTATGCTACGTAATTTTAATTTACGTAAAGCAGATGGTTTAAAGAATGTTAATACTCGTCAAGGTTTAAGTTATGCTAATCAGTCTGAATCTGATTTTGATTTGTTTACATTACTTGGATTTGTAACTGGACATAAAGATAGTAAAAATGCTAATAACGATGTTGTTAGTATTCCTACCGTTGTTAAGTCTGATAGTGGTAATATTTGGAACATCGAAGCGCGTAGATTTCGTATCATTGAAAAAGGGCAACTTATTATTGATTCAGAGGGTGTAATAGATAGAAATAGTAATCTGTTTAAAGCCCTTATGAATACTGTTTATCAAGAGATGGTACGTATGGAAACAGCACGTAATTATCTATTTGTTACTCATGTTGACGGCGTTAATCAAAAGAAGCAAGTTAAGGGTTTTTCTTTTACAGGCAAAGAGGAAAAAGGTATGTTTGGCATTAATCTTCATCGAGCTGGATTAATAGAAACTAAAGTAGTTGTAAATCGTTACAGTGCGGGTTGTCAAGTATTACAAAATCCTAATGATTTTAAAGACCTTATGTTTTTAGTTAATCGTTCTATTAAACAAGGTTTTGCTAATTCATTTAGTTACACACTTTTAAATAGTAGAGATTTTAATGAGTAGAAAACTCTCATACGACATGAGTTTTGAAGAGGAAAAGATACATACTCAAAACTACATGGTTGAGGGATATAAATGGGTAGCTGATAAATATCGTAATACTTATGATAATACTGGTAAGATTAGATTATATGAGTGGGAAGATATTAACTTTGTAAATACAGAGATTATATCAGATGCTGCTCGATATTTTAAACAGTATGGTTCATATAATGATATAGACCCTGTTAAATATCCACGAGCTTATGCTGAATGGTGGGATAGGTGGGAATATCGTCGTAAACACGGTATTGCTTTGCCTGTAAAAATGAAAGATAAGAGTGGGGGTAATAGTGATAAAGATATTGATAATTTATGGATACCTCCTAAAATGGTTGGTCATCTTAACTTCGGACCTATTACTCGTACTAAAGACCCAGATAGTATAAGCGTTAAAACTACAATAGCTAATAGTCTTGACCAACGCAAGAAAATAGCTAAGGAGGCAGAATTGAAAATGTTATTTGCTGGATTAAGTGATAAAAAAGTAGCTGAAATTACACATGACTTTCCTGATTTTTGGGACGGACATTATCATACTTGGTTAAGTCTTAGTTTTGCTGAAAAAATAGGACTTGGTGTTGCAGTTGGTAAAGCTCGTCGTAAAGGTTTTAGTTATGTTGGTGCTTGGGATGCGTTTGATGAGATAGACATGCAGGCTCGTATTACTGTATTACTAATTGCTTATGATAGTAAATACATGACTAAGGGCGATGGGATTATGAATATGGTTTATGCTTATTCAGATTTTATTAATTTACATACTGATTGGGCTAAGCATAGACTTACTGAAAATGAGACTGAACTACAATTTGGATTTAGATATAGAGGTAGTCAAGCAGATGAGGGATTTTTATCTAAGATATTAGCACTTAGTGCAAAAGATAATCCTGACTGCGCTCGTGGTAAGATGGCTAAGAAAATAAAATATGAGGAATGTGGTACTTTTCCAAATCTTATAGAAACAGATGGAGCTACTAAATCATCTGCTGAATCAGGTGGTTATACAGTTGGTCAATCTACTTATTGGGGTACAGTTGGTTCTGATGATGCTGATTATTTTGGACTTAGTGAAATATTTTATAACCCGCAAGGTTATGATTGTCTTGCCTTTAATAATATACATGATAAAAATGCAATTAATACTCCTTGTGGTCTTTGGTATGGTCAATATCAAAATTATGAGGGTACTATTGATAAGTTTGGTAATTCAAATAAAGATGAAGCTAAACGTTTACATGAAGAGCGTAAGGTATTAAAATATAATAATTCAACACCTTCTGCTTATTTAAAATGGGTTGCTGAACGTGCTGTTGAACCTCGTGAAGCATTTAACAGAGGTACACAAAACATCTTCAAACGTCATACCGACGCTATACAAGCAAGGCTTGATTATCTTTGTAGTAATGCTAATATAGGTACTGAAAGACATGGTAAATTAATAAATGATAATGGAATTGTTAGGCTCAAAACTCTTAAAGAGTATGAGAATGAAGGTAGTAGTTATCATCCTCCTGTATATGATACAAATGATATTATAGGTAAGAATTATGATTTACATGGTTGTATAATTGAATATGAATCTCCTTTTTTAGTTCAAGTTGGTAATGGAATTAAGATAAGCATGGAGACTCCTGTTGGATTGTATTATATACGTCACGACCCTTATGCTACTGATAAAGAAGGTGTAGATATAACATCACATGATTCATTAGGTGTAGCTTATGTTTATGAGCGTACTAATATGATAACACCTACTCGTGGTGATAGACTTGTCGCTTCTTGGATTGGACGACCTGAAACTACTGATGAATACAATGAGCAACTATTTATGTTAGCTATGTATTATCGAGTAGACGGACGTTTGTTATTTGAGAACGATAGAGGTCAAGTTGCACCTTATGCTAAAACACATAAACTTACACGTTATTTACAATCTGAGCCAGAGATGTTAGCTAATCAAGAGATTAGTGGTAAAACTGGACGTGGTTATGGATTTAGTATTGGTAAAAATATAAAACGTAAACTTGAAGGTGCTAAAATGCTTAATGACCATTTAGGTCAAGTTAATGGTAATCACGACGGTATTGTAACTACATTTTTATCTACTATTAGATGTCGTAGGTTTTTACGTGAGTTACTACGTTGGAATATGAAAGGTAACTTTGACTGTATATCAGCTCAAATAATTGGTGAGTTTCAAGATATGGATATACTTGAGAAAGATGCACCTGAAATATATGCTACATCTACTGATGATTTTTGGGACAGAGATTTTTGGTAATTAAAACTAAATAAAATGTTTATTCAACCATTACAAAAGCTATCGCTGGTCGAGAAATTAGAAGTAGCACCCGATAGTATTATTCCTACTTGGATTAAGCAAAACGTTCTATATTGGTCTTCATATAATACTCATGTTAATTCAACTATAATGAAAATACAGAAATGTTTTGATATTATAGCTGGTCAAAATATGGAAGAAGATTATAAGTATGTAGAGAATCCATATAGTACGAATAATGAGAAATATAAAAAATATCCTGCTAAGATTCGTAATTATGATATAATTAAACCTATTATTGAGCGTTGGTTAGGAGAACGTCGTGAACGTCCTAATAAAATCATAGTTTCTGTTAATAATACAGATGCTTTGAATTTAGAGAAACAACGTCAACAAGAACTTGTAAAGAAAGCACTTGTTAATAGATTTATGTTAGAGTTACAGAATCTTGGACTTGATGTACAAGCAGAAAGTGAGAAAGACAAAGCAGATTTACAAGCTGAAATAGATACTCCTTATTTGGATAAGAGAGCTATTAGAGGTCAACGTGTAATTGAATATCTTGAAACACATCAAGATTTAGTTGATAAATTTCAACAATTATATAGTGATTTTATTACTTGTGGGTATGCTTTTAGTCATAAAGATTGTTCTAACGATGATGTTCAGTATCGTGCTATTCACCCTACTCAAATGACTATTATTGGTTGGGACGAATCAAGTAGATATGCGGAAGATGCTTCTGCTCAGATATGTCGACATCATTGGACTGTTAGTACAATTATTGATAAGTTTAGAGAAGAACTTTCTGATACTCAGATAGATTATCTTGTAAACTTTCAAAAGAACAATGAGTTTAGCGGTGCTATAAATTGGCAAACAAAAAATGGTGAGACTTATACAACTATAAATAATGGAACTGTTTTAGTTCAACATGTAGTTTGGAAGTCTTATACAAGAAGGGGTGTTCTTACTTACAGGCAAATGGTCAAGAACTTGAAACCATTGTACCTGAGGATTATGTACTTGAAATTGATAAAGGTGATGTTAAGATTAATTGGATATGGGAGAATGAGTGGTGGGAGTGCTGGTATGTAGGTGACACTCATCTTACTTTTTCTCGTCCTGATGATGCTTATCTTTCATTTGTTCTTTTTCTAAGCCCTTATCAGCAACATACTTAGCAGCATCTTGTTGATTTTTAGCATCTTGTTCTTGATATGCTCTTTGAATATCTTCACCTTTTTTAATCAATTGCTTCATCTTAACTATGTTCTGACTATCAACTACTTCTGCAATTACAGAAGCAGGTACACCATTTTGAGCCATAGGTTGAAGCAAACTATTAAGAGTTTGAAGTTTATTCTGTTCTTCAATACCTGAACTAACATAATGATTCAATGTTTAAAAAATGTAAATTAATTAATAGTTTTGATAGACAATCCTTCTGTACTACCAGTACTTCTTTGAACTACTGGATTATTAGAAGATGTTGCTACTGTTGCGCGACGCATTTTAAGTCTATTAACTTGCTCTTGTGCTACTCTGCTTTTAATAAGAGTATCAAAATCAAATTTCTTATAGATTAGATAATCAATTGCTATCTTATCTTCAAGACTTAAAGCCTCATATTCCAAAGCTGCTTGACTAACCTTACGGTTTTCATCAGCAGTATATGCAATATAAGCAAAAAATTTATCCTTTTCAGCATCAGGGATATTAATATCTTTTAGTTTACCATTAGTAACTATTGATTTAACATTATCCCAGTGTGCTTTTTGTTTAGTCTCTTGAGCAGCTAATTGAGCTTGAACTTCTTGAGTTTCAGCAGCTACTTTATCAGATTGCCATTTCTTTAATCCAGCAATTGCAGTAGTAAGTAGTCCTTTACTTGTACCAGCATCTTCTGCTAAATTAATCATAGTCTCTGCAACAGCAGCATCAAGATTACCAACACGTGTAAAATAATCCATCAACACTGATTTACGACCATTAGTGTCATCATCAGTTACTGAAAGTTTATCATAACTTGGTAATTCAACTCTACTTTTATAGAAGTCCTTAGGTTCTTTGCCTGTAAGAATATACTGCATAAGTGCCTTTACTTCGGGGAAAGCATTAAGAGTATTTTGAAGTTTTTGATTAGCTGTTTGAGTAGAAACCAACTCTGTGAACTTTACATAAGCAGCGTCATCATCAGTATCAAACGTAACATCTTCTCCGTTTTCATTTTTAAAGGCAAAGCCCTTAGCAACATATTGGTCAACAAGAGATTTAATACGAGGTGTATTTGTAAGTACAATTTCACCAGCTGCATTAGTAGTATATTCTCCTTTCTTTTTGACAAGAACACCTTTCTCATTTACTACATTTTCATTTTCATCAATGTAATAACCAGGTTCAAGAGGAGCATCAGATGTATTTTGATTAGCACCAGCTTTGATTCGTTCAACAGCAGCTGTCTTATCCATAAGGACTTTGCCTTGATTATCAATCAAATTACCTTTTAAATCAAAAGCTATACCACCAAGAGATTTAGCGGCATCAGCTGTAAGTACATCTTCAGAAGCACTACTATCAACAACAAACGGTGCATTATCACCGCTATTAGTGTTTGTATTACCAGTTTGACCTTCTGTTTGATTATCTATGTTGTAATTTTCTTCAAGAGAAAATCCAACACCCTCATTATTATTAGCCATAACTCTAATTTTTATTTAAAATATGAATAAATTTTTACACAATTTTAACCGTTTTAAAACGGTACTTTGACCGACAAACCTATAAACATTTGATTTTAGCAATCTTTAAACCTTACCTTTACTTTCAATAATTTTTAGCTTTTTGTTGTCCAAATTCAATTTGTGCTGTCCTTGCTG